GAAGCCCGCAGCCACGGACCAGATGCTGTCCGGGATACCCGAGGCTTCGTCGAAAATCACCATCATGCCGTCCATGTTGTGAACACCGGCGTAGGCGTCTGGGTTCTCCTCGCTCCACAGTTTCCCTTCGGCACCCCAGTACCGGGTGCCTTTCTTGAGGTCACGCTCGACCAACTCGGTGAGCCACGCTGCGGGGTTGAGCGAGGTAGCCGTGGGTTCCCACCAGTGGGCGTTGATCGCCATCGTGACCCATTTGGTCAGTTCACCCCACGTCACCTTGCGCAACTGGTTCTCGCTGTTGGCCGACACGATGACTGACGACCCGATCCGGGTTGTCAGCATCCACAGGATCAGCCACGACACGAGGGCCGACTTACCGACACCCCGGCCGGACGAGACAGCCCTGCGCAGCGCATCAATCAGATCACCCTCGGTCAGCTTGCCCCGGTTCTCCTTGATGAAGTCCCGTATGCGCCGCAGCGTCCTGCGCTGCCATGCCCGGGGTGCCTTGAAGTGTTCGAGTGGGGTGTTCTTCTGCCCCCACGGGAACGCGAACAGCACGAACGCCTCGGGGTCGTCCTTGATGCTCGGGGACCACAACTGCGACATCAGCAGTTGCTCCTCCTCGGGCGAGTAGCGCATCTTCTGCATCAAAAACTCTCCGGGTCATCCCACCAATCGTGGGAAAGCAAAGGCCAAACAGCCCACACGGCAACAATAGACAAAAACAACCACCACATCAGTCATTCTCCAATCTCGGGGTCACATCGACCACCTCGGCTTCGATCACCCGGGCCTGAGCCTGCGCCAACGCCTCAGTGATCGAGATCGTCCCGCCCACCTCAATCTGCTTCGTTTCCCCGTACCGCTTGCGATTGTGGGCGCTCATGAGCCACTTGCGCGTGTCGATGCGCAGCTTGTCGCGGTTGACGGTATCGCTCGATGACGGGTCAATCGCCTCCACCCCATCGGCAATCTCAAGAATCTCCCCGGCAAGGAACTCGGTGCGCATCTCCTGCGCTTCCTTGAACCGCTCGTTCCTTTGGGGGTCACGCTTGACCCAGCGCAGGAAATCCTCATACGAGATGATGCGCGGGTCGTCTTCGATCAGGGATTGCAGGGAGCGGCCCCGGTAGATGTCCTCGATGACACGCTCGAAGATTTGCTCATATTCGAGGTGCAGCAGTTCTCTCGCGGCCTTGGTGGGCCGTGGGGGCTTGGGGTCTGGGCACGACAGCCAGTTTGGGAGTGGGGTTTCACCGGTGACAACCGTGCCTACGAACTGAGGGTTTCCTTGTTCCATAGTGAGTGGGAGTGTACAGCGGTTTGCTGAGTCTGTGCAACGTGGGGAAAGTGGACCCATTGGGTTTTTGATTTTTGAAAAAATTTTCACGGGTTTTGTGATACCGCCCTGCCAGCGACCCACCCGCCTCCGGCCCTCCCCCGCCCCCTCGAACCCAGCGCCGCCGCGCCGCCCGGGCACCGCGCACCCCGGCCGGGTGCCGCCGGAAGCGATGGCACCCGCACCCGGGCACCCCGTGGGTCAGGATCAGGCACCGCACCCAGTGGGTCAGTGGCACCCGGTGACACTGGTGACACCGGTGACAAACCCCCGTTTCAGTTGTCCCCAGCCCGAAACCCCGAAAACCGGGGGTTTGTGCCCCAGTGGGTCAATGGATCACCCGAAAAGGCCGGGAAAACCGGGGCAAACGGGGGAAAACCGGGGCAACCGGGCACCCAGTGGGTCAGGAAAAGGGGTTCACGGGGGCGCGGTGACAATCGGCCCTTTCGCGCACAGGAAGCCTTGTTCTAACGACTTTTGAAAAGGTACTTATTTTCTGGTTTTCTCAAAACTGACCCCCTGAGACAAAAGGGCCATTTGTCACCGCCCCATGATCAACCCCCAAAGGGGCACCCAGTGGGTCAGGGAAAACACCTACAATTTTTTTCATGCTGGGGGTTGACAATGGGCACCCAGTGGGTTACATTAACGCATCGGTCAGACAAAACCGATACCTCGTAACCCGTAACCGTGAAGGATGAAGACACCATGAACCGCCATCGCTTGACCTACATCGAGATGTACCCGCAACCCCTCGAGTGTGAACCGCACCCCGTGATCATTTGGGCCGGTGCCGCCCTCGCCCTGATCGCCTTGTGGGTGATCACCGTTTTTCTTTTCTCTCTGTAACCCGTAACCGTGAAGGATCACACCATGAACACCGCAACCGATACCCGCATCATGATCGCCGCCACCGTGGACCGCCTCGCGCAAGTCAAGGCCGAGATTGCCCGCCTGACCGATGAGGAAAAGGCCCTGAAGGATGTACTGATCGCCTCGGGTGAAAAGGCCATTGACGGCACCGCGCACCGCGCCGCCATTGTCTACAGTGAAGGCCGCACCCTGATCGACTGGAAAACCATCGCCGAGCGGTTCAACCCCTCGCACCAATTGATCACCGCGCACACTTCCACGGGTGCCCCGTTCTACACCGTGCGGGTCAGTGCTCGCAAAGGGGCCTGATCATGGGGTGGACCTTTTACACCGATTGCCCGGGGTTGACCCGTGCTCAAATGATCGCCCGGGAATTTGAACAAAAACCCACTGACCGCAACCCGTGGGCCTTTGGGGTTCACATGATCGCCGAGCGGGGGTCCACGGTTTACGCCATCATGTGGCGCGAAAACACCCGCGAGGGGGTGGCCCGTCAATACTTCGGCGAAGTGATCCTGACCCAGCGCCGCCGGGGTGAATTCGGATACAAAAACATCGGCGAGGATTGCGGCCCCTATTACTTCGATTGCCCCGTGCGCGTCCTCGATGAATTGGACCGCCTCGCACCCGTGCCCGAGACTTCAAATGCCGCCGGGTGGCGGGTCCGGTGCCGCGCAAAACACGCCGAGCGCCGCGCACGTGCCCGCACCCAGTGGGCACCCGGGCAAAGGGTGCGATTCTCGCCCCCGGGCGATGTTTTCGAATTGATCGCCCCCGCCGGTCCCCGCCGTGGGTGGCACGTGCGTCGCCTTTGCGATGGTGCCCACTTCAGGGCACCCGCCGCCCGGTTCACCCGTGCCGAGATTGTGAAGGGGTGAACCGTGGACCTTTTCAATCAATTTATCCGTGAAACCTTTGTAACCCGTAACCGTGAAGGATCAACCGTGAACACTGCAACCGCACCCCGCACCCTCGCCGCCATCGCCCGCGATATCCGCACCCACTGGAAAAAACCCTATTTCGGGGCCGTGCCTTACCTTCAGGCAATGGGCACCCTCGGGGGCTTGAATGATCAATATGGGCTTGACGATGCCCGCTCGATTGCCCGGTATTTCCTCGCAAACGCGGGCACGTGGCGGGGCGAGGATGCCCGCCGGATCAAGGCCGAGATTAAATCCATGCTGGGGGACAAGTGATCATGAAATACCATTTCATCCCTGAATCCAGCAACCGCAAAACCGGGGCCATTCCGGTGACCTACACCGAGCAGGCATCGTGCCCGCCATCGTGCCCCCATTACCGGGCCGATTGCTACGCCGAGGATTTTTACACCCGCATGGCATGGGATAAGGTGCCGCAAAGGGGCGGCACCCTTGAGGCCCTTTGCGAGGCCGTGGCGGCACTGCCCGAGGGTCAATTGTGGCGGCATAACGTGGCCGGGGATTTACCCGGCGAGGGTGAGGCCGTGGACCCGGCCGCACTGGGTGAGATTGTCCGGGCGAACATCGGCCGCCGTGGGTTCACGTACACCCACAAGAAAAGCCCCGAGGCCCTCGCATGGGCCGCGCATGCCACCCGCTGGGGGTTCACCGTGAATCTATCGGCCGATGATGCGGGCGAGGCCGATGCCCTCGCCGAGCACGGCCCCGTGTGCGCCATCGTGCCCACGGATACCCCCGAGAAAAGCTACACCCCCGAGGGGCGCACCATCATCGTGTGCCCCGCGCAAACCCGCGAGGATGTAACGTGCGCATCGTGCGGCCTTTGTGCCATCCCTGACCGCCGGGTGATCATCGGTTTTCGTGCGCACGGCACCCGTGCCCGGGTGGCCGATGCAAAGGCCCGCCGGGTGATCCCCATTGCAACCCTGAAGGATTGACCATGCCCCTCGATTTAATGACACTGCCCGCCCATGAGGCCGAGGCCCTCGCATACGCCGAGGGGTTCACCGGCACCGCCCGCCTTTTCGCCCGCATCGCGGACCTACAAAAGGCCCTCGGCGAGGCCGTGGCCGAGATTGAATCCCTGAAAAATACCCGCGATCAGCTCGAGGCCGATTTATACGTGGCCCGCCGGTTGCGGGCTTACCCGGGGGACCCCGATTGATCACCTTTTCAATTGTTTTATCCCTTTTCTTCGCCGCCGTGCGGGCCGTGCTTTTACTGATCGCGGCCTTGATCACCGGCCGAGATTGACCCCGCAACCCCGCCCCCGGATCACCCCGGGGGCTTTTTCACCCCCTGAAGGATCACCCATGAACACCGCACCCGATACCCTCGCCACCGCCGCCCATGCGGCCCCCAGTGCCCCCGAGGCACCCGCCGCCACCCTGACCCCCGCCGGGGCCTTTGCCGCCACCCTCGGGGCCTTTGTGGCCCGCCGGGGGCTTGACGAAAACCGCGCCGCCGGGTTGCTGGGGGTGCCGGTGTTCACCCTTCGCAAGTGGACCACGGGCACCCGGGCACCCAGTGCCGCCGCCGTGCGGTTGCTTGACGTGCTCGGCACCCTCGAGGCCCTCGCGCCGCCCGTGCTCGAGGCCCTGACCCCGCCCGCCAGCGCCCTCAAGCGGCCCCGGGGGCGACCGAAGACCAAGGCTGACTAAGGCTCCCAACCAGCCAACGCCACCAGTTTTTAAGGCATCGAACCAACCGATGGCCCCAAGTTTTAAGGCATCGAACCAATCAACAGGAGTAAAAATGCGAACCGCACCCGATCACTACGAACGCATCTACGGCGACCTTGGCCTGCACCCGCAGGACGCAGCCAAGTGGGTCTTTGCCTCTGGATGGAACTGCGCCATCGAGGAGATGATCCAGCGAGTCAACGCCATGCCCTTCGTCGCTGACACCCGCGCATCGTTTGCCGTCTACCTCGGCTCCATGATGCACATCGAACCCAACGAGATCGTCAAGGAGAAGATGCAATGAATACGAAACAGACAGAGGCGCTGAAGCTGGCGCTGGAGGCGATGGAGTTGAATTGCTCTAGCCAAACAGAAAGCCCAGCAACCAAAGCTATGGCCGCCATCCGCGAAGCACTGGCCGAGCAGCCAGCACAGCAGCAGAAGGAAGGGTTTGCATCACCCGGAGGAGGTTACGTGCCTGCAATCCCAAGGCCAATGCCACTTGATTGGAAACTTGTCCCGAGGAAAGCAACGCCAGAAATGCTCAAAGCAATGGATGAATGCGCCCAAGAAGGGTATGACGAACGGCTTTATGCAGGCATGGCGTCATCCGTCTACATGGCCGCTTGGGATGCTTCACCAGTGATGGGGACTTTGCCCGAACAGCCAGCACAGCAGCAGGAGCCTGTGGCGTGGATGTATCAGAACAAAAGCACACATGAGGTAAGTTTTCAAAAACACATGCGGTCTTTTGTTGACCATGGCGCGTGGTATGAAGTCCCGCTGTATAGCGAACCATTGGCGAACCAAGAAAAAACTTCTGGTTCGCCAAAGCCTGCCAAACCTGAAGCCTTGCGGCTGGCTGATGCAATGGAATACGACCTTGATTGGTGTGATGAAGCCGCCGCCGAACTGCGCCGCATGCATGACCTTCTTGGAAAGGCCAACGCACTGTGCCGTATCAGAGTCGAGGAAATAGAGCGCCTGAAGGCACAGCCAGAGCAGGAGCCTGTGGCGTGGATGTATCAATGCAGTGCTGATAGTTCAGGGCCAGTCCTAACGCAGCACAAAAAAGATTGGGCAGAAAGTGGCAGCGGTCTTTGGGTGGAAACTCCACTCTACACATCCCCACCAGCAAGCAAGCCGTGGGTGGGGCTGACGGATGAGCAGATCGCAGAGATAGCTGCAACGCCATGCGCAGTCGCTGGCTCTTATGTGCACACATTTGCCCGCGCCATCGAAGCCAAGCTGCGGGAGAAGAACACATAAAGCAAAAGGCCCGGTGATCCCGGGCCTTCTTCATTCCATTGTGTCAGGGTCATACCCCTTGACCAGCTTGCGCTCGTAGCCCTTCTCGTAGGCGTGGCGGTAAATGTAGTCTGCGTGGCGCTGCTTGGCCTTGATGACCTTCTCGCGGTACGCCTTGAACATGGTGGGCAGACTCGGGTTGATGGCCCATGTGACCTTCTTCTTGTGCAGTTCGCTCTCCACCTGCACCACCCAGCCCGCCTGCTCCAGCACCAGCATAGCGTCCATGACCGCCTGATCCTTCTGCCAGTCGGTCTTGCCCTCAAGCTGACGCCGCGCTGACTTCTTCAGGGTGCGCAGGTCGATCATCTGCGTGTCCCCGCTGATCTGGATCACATGGTCGATCACCCACTGGTCGAAGTCATTCGTGATCGCACCACCCACCTCGCCCAGCGAGTACCGGTAGGCCGGGATCACGTAGCCACGGATCAGGCTCACGACCCTGTGGACAACCTCAGCCTGCACCTGCGGGGCGAACGGCGACTCGATGATGTGGAACAGCAGGATCAGACGGCCAGCCAAGCCCTCCAGCTTGCCAAACGCCGTCATGTACTCGGTGCCGCTGTCCAGCACCCGCTCGTCCTGCTTGGCCTGCTCGTACCACGCTTGGAACTCGCGGAAGGCTGTGAATGCTTCTGTGGATAAGTGGTAGGTCTGGGGCGGCAGCGCGAAGGTCAGGCGCAGGGTGTTCTCCCATGCGGCCGCGCTGGTCATGTACTCGGGGATCGGGTGGCCCAGCTTGGTCTTGCTGCCGCGCAGCACGGCTGGTATAAATCGCTGCAACAGGCCATCCGCTGCGAGAGAGGCCAGGTTTTGCCTGAACACTTGGGGCTGGATGTTGCCGTAGATGCTGACGGCCAAGTTCTCGCAGTAGATCGACCCAGCACCCACCCGGTCCATCTCGTAGTGTTCTGACTCGTAGCTGACCACCCACGCTGACCGATCCTCGCCGCTGGTCTTGTCCGTCAGCTTGCGCACCCATGAATTCATCTCGTCGAGGTGGCACAGCAGGCCACGGGGACGGTCGGCCGCTTGGCGCACCAGCTTCTGACTCGTGATGTCGCTGACCGTGATCTTGAGCGGCACGGGCTGCGGGGGCATCTCGGGCACACTGGGGGCTTGATCTGCGCCCAGCATGGCCTCGGGGCTGGCTGAGAATTCGAGGAATGCTTTTTTGGCGCTGGCGTAGGCCGCTTCCTTGCCCTCCCAGTCCAGCAGTTCCTTGCTGTACCGGGGCCGGTCCTCGGCCTCGATGTTCTTGAGCGGGGACAGCATGGGCCGGGAGCCGGGGGATTTCTTGTCCGCTGGGTCACCGAGAGTCATGAGCCACAGCACTGGCGGCACACGGAACCCCGGCATGAGTTCGAGTCGGATGCGGGCGTCAACCACCCCGCAGACAGCGGCCAACCCAGCGAACAAAGGGACCAAAGGGTCGCAGCCCACGCTTTCGCTGATCTCGGTGGATCGCTGGCGCAGGATGGCGGGCCACAGGTCCATGTTCATCTCGGGTGGCTTGGGGCGCAGCCCGTCGATCACGTCCAACGGCTCCATGACCGGGATGTCGATCTTGCTGAACAACTCGGACGCATCGGGGATTGGGCGGCTCCATCCGTGCTGGCGGGCAATGTGAAACAATGTCCCCAACTTGACAGCGGTGGCCTTGTCCGGCTTGAACGACATCCACTGCGTCAGGATTTCCCGCTCACCGGGGTACTTGAACTGGGCGGTGGAGGACCACTCGTTCCACAGTTGCAGGCCCTGCTCAAGCTGATTGGTCTGGGTGCCCGCCCAGTGCAGGGCCATGCCGATGGACACCCACTCGTCGCGGGAGCAGTCAGCGGGAACCGACTCCAGCGCCTGCCTGATCTCCTCCCACGAGGCGTCAATCGTGCCGTCCGTGGCGATGGTGCGCTCTTTGTCCTGCGCCAGCATGCCGTTCCACAGGTCCAGAATCGCCTGTGGGATCACCGGCAAGCGGGTCCAGTGACCCTTACCGGCCCAGTGGTAGGGCTGGCGTGTCTCGGGGTGGATCGAAGGGGGCAGCACGTCCTGCACCGTGAGGCCGCTGACCGTGGCGCAGCGCAGTTCGTAGGCGGTGATGCCGCTGTGCAGAATCTTTTTGCTTGGCAGCGCAGCGCCGAAGGGCATGGCGTACAGCAGCTTGCCGTGCCCGGGCTTGCCCGAGTTGATGATCACCGCATCGGGTGCATCGTAGAGGGCTTGCAGGTCGATGCCGTGCTCGGCCAGCAGGCTCGTGGTGATGGTCCAGTTGTCGATGTCCAGCGCCATTGTGCCGCTGTACGCATGGGCCAGACCGATGCCGAAGCCCGGAGGCAGATCGCCTTGAGCCTTGAGTGCGTTTTCTTTGAGGTTCCAGCCCGGGGTGCTCGGCCCCTTGGTGCCACCGGGAATCGGGACAAGGCTCCAGCCGTGTCTGATGTAGGCGTCGATGGATGCAGGATGCGGTTGCACTGTCTGTGGTGCTGTCATATACTTTTCTCGCTGGTGATTGCAGTTGCCAGTTTCTTCACGGAAGTCTCCTAAAGGGTACCCCGGGGTTCACAAGACCCCGGGGTTTTTTCTTGGACCCGTTGAAAAATTTTTGGTGTCATGGGTTGTATTGTTGCACAGACGTGCTACACTTTCAACATCGACAGCAAAAAATGTCTCCACCATGATCCCTATCAACAAATCAGCGTACTTGACTGTCCGAGTGTCAGACAAGACGCGCACCAAGTTTCACGCCAAGGCCAGAAAGTTCGGGACACCGAGCGAGGTCTTGCGTGAACTCGTTGACGCCTTCATCGAAGATCGCGTCACCATTCAACCCCCTGTAACCGGTAATCCGAAGGAGAAACTTTATGTCACTCGAAGCCAAGATTGAAGCATTGACCCAAGCTGTTCAGGCTCTCACCGCGCAACTGCAAACCTCCAATGTAGCGCCTGCTGCTGCACCTGTACAGGCTGCTGCACCCGTGGCCGCTCCAGCCCCTGCGCCAGCACCTGTTGCCGCCCCGACTCCTGTGGTCGCTGCACCTGCGATGCCTGCTCCTCCTGCGTTCGTGGCTCCCGCTCCTGCGGCTGCACCGGCTGCTGGTGGCGCACCGTTCACCGATGGTAAAGGTCTGATCGACTACGTGATGGGTGCCTACAAGGCAATGGGTCCGCAAAAAGGTGCTCAGATTCAAGCCGTCCTGACTGGTCTGGGTTACCAGAACATCAACGACGTGAAGCCCGAGCACTACGGCGCTCTGTTCCAAGGTGTTGAGCAACTGAAGGCAGCGTGATCATGTCCATCAAGATCGAGAAAAACATCCCCATGCCCACTCGTGCCGCTGGCAAGCCTCGCGATGAGAAGTACCCTGAACTGCGCCAACTTGAAGTAGGCGACTCGTTCATGGTGCCCATCGGTGCCTCGGCACTGGCGAACCACGCCCGCCGTGTCACCAAGGACACCGGGCGCAAGTTCCTCGTGCGCACCGTGGTTGACAAAGCTGGCGTTGAACTGGGTGCCCGAGTTTGGAGAAAAGCATGAACGCCAAAAAGTGCAAACAGATTCGCGCCAGCCTGCGCAAGAGTGGCGTCAACTGGCGCGATGCTCAGTACAAAGTGGTTTCGGGTAGCCGGTTCTTCACTGGTCACGTCACGCTTGACCGCAACTGTGGCCGCGCCGCCTACAAGTGGGTGAAGTTCGGCACAGACGAATCGGGTGCTGTTCGATGACAGCCCACGCCCAACTGTCGCCCTCCAAACGGCACCGCTGGGCCTTGTGCCCCGGCAGTATCCGTGAGGAGGCCAAGTACCCCGATGAACGCAGCGGTGCTGCCGCCATCGACGGCACCCACAGCCACACGCTGCTGGAACATTGCATCGACGCTGGCTTGATCGACCCGATGACCCAAGTCGGTGAAGTCTTTGCCGACGACGATGGTGAGTTCAAGGTTGACGCTGACCGCGCTGCCCGGGTCAAGATTTCCATCGACTACATCCGTGAGCGGTCCATGAACGGCATGTTCAAGATCATCTCTGAGGAGCGGGTGGACCCCAAGTTCCTGCTGGGTCGTGATGACCTGTCGGGCACCGTGGACTGCCAGATCATCGGCCCTGACTGGATCGAGTTGATCGACTACAAGGACGGCATGGGCGTGGTGAGCGCCGAGGGCAACATGCAGCTTGAGCAGTACGCCTACGGGGTGCTGGCAGGCTACAAGCTGCCCATCAACGTCGAGTACCCGGTCAAGCGGATCATCATGACCATCATCCAGCCCAAGCTGGCGCTGAAGGGCATGAAGGCCATCACATCTTTCGAGCGTGATGTGCGTGACATGCTGACCAACATGGGTACAATCATCGTGCAAGCTGCCGCAACCGATGCACCGGATGCACCGCTTGTCCCGGGCGAAAGTCAATGTAAATTCTGCCGCGCCAAAGGCTCTTGCGCCGCGCTGGCAGGTAACGTAATGAAGGAGGTAGGAATCATGTTCCAACCAGTCGTAACCGAAACGCTCGATGTCGCGCAGCAGTCTGCCGACAAAGACCCGGCCCAGATGGACGATGCCCAGATTCGTCAGATCATGGAGGCCGCACCCCTCATGCGCCAACTCCTCGAAGCCGTCGAGAAGGAAGCCCTGCGCCGTCTAGAGGCAGGCACCCCGATCCCCGGCCTCAAGCTGGTCCACGGTCGTGGCTCCCGCGCTTGGGCGTTGCCTGAGGAGGAGATGGCCGAGAAGCTGCAAAAGATGGGCATCCCCAAGACTGCGATCTACGAAACCAAACTCGTGACCCCTGCCAAGGCTGAGAAGCTGACGTGGGAGAAGCGTGACGGCACCAAGGTGTCCCTGACCGACCGCCAACTCAAACGGATGGAGCAGGAGTACGTCACCAAGCTGGCTGGCAAGCTGACCGTGGTCCCCGAATCTGACAGCCGTCCTGCTGTCATCACCAATGCTGCGCCGATGTTCAGCGCAGTCGAGGCAGCACCTGCTGCCGAATCCCTGCCCTCGTGGCTTTCCTAAACTGGAGTAACTGTAATGTCTGAAATCATTTTCCTCTCGAACGTCCGTCTGTCTTTCCCCCACCTCGCTGAACCTCAGCGTCAGGTCAACGAGCAGACCGGCAAAGAGCGCATCTCGTACAACTGCGAGTTCATCATGCCGCAGGACCACGCTGGCTTCCAGCAGTTCATGCAGAAGTACGGCGCGATGGCACTGGAGAAGTGGAAAGAACACGCCCAGACCGTCATGGGCATGATCCAAGCCGACCGCAAGCTGCGCTGCTTTGGCCGTGGTGAGGAGAAGGTCAACAAGAAGACCTTTCAGCCCTACGATGGCTACGCCGGTCATGTGTTCATCACCGCTGGCCGTGACTCGCAGCCGCAGATGATCCAAGGCGATGGATCACCCATCGACCCCGCCAACACGATGGCCTACCAGCAGCTTGCCCGCAAGATGTATGGTGGTTGCCGTGTCAACGCTGCCGTCAAGCCGTGGCTGCAAGAGAACAAGCACGGCCGTGGCATCCGCTGCGACCTGATTGCCGTGCAGTTCGCTGGCGATGACACCCCGTTCGGCGAGGGTGCCGTGGACGCATCGAACCTGTTCGGCGCTGTGGCTGGTGCTCCCGCTGCCGCCCCGGGCTTCGCATCAACAGCGATGCCGGGAATGCCTGCTGCACCGTTGGTCAAATGGCTCCCGCTGCTAACCCTATGGGTGTCACTGCTGCCGCTGTGGCAGGCCTGCCGCCCTTCATGATGGGTCAGTAAACGAATCGGGACTGGCTGCTACATGGCAGCTTATTGCAAGCGCAACGCCGACAATCTGGGTCGTCAGATCAGCCACTCCCACCTACCCGGTAACAGTAATGAGTAACGACTATGTGTTCGACATCGAAACCTACCCCAACGTCTTCACGTTGGCGGTGGAGCATGCGGACGCCCCGCTGCGCTGGATGTTTGAGATCAGCGACTGGCGCAACGACTCCCGCGAGATCATCGCGTTCCTCCAGTTCCTGAAGGAAACCAACGCCCGCATGGTGGGCTTCAACAACCTCGGGTTCGACTACCCGGTCCTGCACACGCTGATCCGCATGGGCAAGGCTGACGCTGCCACGCTGTACCAGAAGGCGATGGCGATCATCGGATCGCAGGATGAAGATGGTGACCGATGGATGCACCTCGTCAAGCCGTCCGATCAGTTCGTCACCCAGATCGACCTGTTCAAGATTCACCACTTCGACAACAAGGCCCGGGCCACCAGCCTCAAGGTGCTGGAGTTCAACATGCGCTCCGACAGCATCGAGGACTTACCGTTCAAAGTGGGCACCACGTTGACTCGTGAGCAGATCGAAGTGCTCAAGAAGTACAACCAGCACGATGTGGCGCAGACCAAGGCGTTCTATCACAAGAGCCTCGACATGCTGCACTTCCGTGAGGAACTGACGCGCAAGTACGCCCGGGACTTCATGAACCACAACGACACCAAGATCGGCAAGGACTACTTCGTCATGAAGCTGGAGGAAGCCGGTGTCGCCTGCTACGACTACGGCGACAAGGGCCGCACACCCCGGCAGACCAAGCGCCCGGTGATCCACCTCAAGGATGCTATCCTGCCGTGGATCAGGTTCGAGCAGCCCGAGTTCACCCGGGTCATGGAGTGGCTCAAGCAGCAATCAATCACTGAAACGAAAGGAGTTTTCAATGACCTTACTGCTTGCATCAATGGCTTTACTTTCGTGTTTGGTCTTGGCGGTATTCATGGAAGCGTCGAGTCTGAGATCATCGAGTCCAATGACGAACAAGTCATTGTGGACCTTGATGTCACTTCTTACTATCCAAATCTGGCTATCTGTAACGGCTTTCATCCTGCACATCTAGGCAAGGATTTCGTCGCCATCTACAAGTACCTGTTCGAGCAGCGCAAGTCATACCCCAAGAAGTCCGCTGAAAGCGCCATGCTGAAACTGGCGCTCAACGGCGTCTACGGCGACAGCAACAACCAGTTCTCTGTCTTCTACGACCCGCTGTTCACCATGAGCATCACGCTCAACGGACAACTGCTGCTGTGCCTGCTGGCCGAGGGGTTGATGACGATCCCCGGGCTTCGCCTGATCCAAGTGAACACGGACGGTCTGACCGTTCGGGTGCCGCGCACCCACAAGGTGCTCGTCGATCTGGCCCGCATGGCGTGGCAGGAGCGCACTGGCCTGAACCTTGAGGAAGCCATCTACAAGGCCATGATGATCCGCGATGTCAACAACTACATCGGCGTGTTCGATCCGGCGTTTGTCAAACCCGGTGACCCCACTGTCAAGCGCAAAGGTGCCTACGAGTACAAGATGGGCTGGCACCAGAACGCCGGTGGTCTGGTGGTCGCCAAAGTGGCCGAGAAGGTATTGGTCGAGGGTGCGCCGATCCGGCAGACCGTGCAGCAGTGGCCCGAGATCATGGACTTCATGCTGCGCACCAAGGTGCCCCGCAGCAGCTATCTGGCAATCGAGTGGGACGGTCAGCAGCCCCAGCAGTTGCAGAACATCACGCGCTACTACATCGCTGAAGGCGGTGGCCGTCTGTTCAAGTGGATGCCGCCGCTCAAGGGCAAGACCGAGTGGCGCAAGATCGGTGTCGAGTCGGGCTGGGGTGTCCAGCCTTGCAACGACATCAAGGACGCCGGAAAACTGCCGGTGGATTTTGATTACTACGTCAGAGAAGTGGAGAAGCTATGTCTGGGCTTGGCATGACAACTGAGGTAACCATTGAAGAACTTGAGGAGTGGAACAGAATGACAGCACTGAGCAAACAAGTGGCCGGTAACCATTACAAAGACCTGCCGATTCAACCCGTCGAGTACATCCATGCCAACGCGCTGGGGTATTTTGAGGGCAATGTGATCAAGTACATCAGCCGCTGGCGCAAGAAGAACGGCATCGCTGATTTGGAAAAAGCAAAGCACTACATCGAGTTGCTGATCGAGTTGGAGAACCGCAAACTGGACGGAGAGTGCAATGCTGGAAAAACAGATTGAAGCCAAGGTCTGCGACTACGCTAAGAGCAAAGGTGTGCTGGCCTACAAGTTCACCAGCCCCAACCGCGCCGCTGTACCTGATCGACTGTTCATTGGACCCGATGGCCGCATGTGGTTCTGCGAGTTCAAGCGCAAGGGTCAAGTGCCCACACCAGCACAGTACCGTGAGCATGACAGGCTGCGCCAGCAAATGGTCAACGTGTTCGTGATTGACAACGTGGACGAGGGTAAGCTGATGATCGACGTAATGGTGATGGGATGCTGACATGGACGCTGAAACTTTTTATGAAAATTTCAAAAACGCTGTTGCGTGGTTTGGATTGAGTTGGGGTGAAAAACACCTCATTCGTGTTCGCATCTCTGGCAACACTCTTTGTTTTGAACACGGTGGTGTAGAAATTCGCACGACTATTCCGGTGATGTATGCTGACACCTGACCTGCTCCACGACTACCAGAAGAAGGCGGTCAACTTCCAATGCACCCATGCCAACTCGATGCTGTGGTTGGACATGGGTCTGGGCAAAACCGTCATCACGCTGACCAGCCTCGCGCACCTGATCAACACCGGCTTCCTGCGCGGCGTGATCATCGTGGCCCCGATCCGAGTCATCCGACTGGTGTGGCGGCAAGAGGCTGCGAAGTGGGAGCACACCAAACACCTGCGGTTCAGCATGGTGGCGGGTACCAAGGACCAGCGCACCCGGGCGTTGCTGCGCCCTGCTGACGTGTACATGATCAACTACGAGAACCTCGGCTGGCTGGCCGAGACTCTCCAGACCTACTTCGTCAAGAAGGATCGCCCGATGCCGTTCAACGGGATCATCTGGGACGAGATCAGCAAGATGAAGAACTCCAGCACGAACCGGGTCAAGGCGTTTCGTAAGATCGCGGACAAGTTCGACTGGACCACGGGCCTCACCGGCACCCCGGCCAGCAACGGCTACAAAGACCTCCACGGTCAGTTCCTCGTGGTGGATCGGGGTGAGCGTCTGGGCACCAGCAAGACCACCTTCCGCACCCGGTTCTACCGCAAGGTGGGGCCGTACAAAGAGGTGCCGTATGAGGACACCGAGGACACCATCAAGAAGCTGATCGGTGACATCACGCTGGAGATGTCAGCCGAGGACTACAACCCCCTACCCGATCTGATCGTGAACAACGTGGAGATCGAGATGCCCGATGATTTGCGGGCCAAGTACGACAAACTGGAGAAAGAGTTCTTCCTCGTGCTCGACAGCGGCAAGGAGGTCGAGGCGTTCAACCAAGCTGCGCTCACCAACAAGTGCTTACAGTTCTCCAACGGTGCCATGTACCCGATTGCCGGGATGCCGCTGTGGGAGCCGGTGCATGACATGAAGCTGGACGCGCTGGAGGACATCATCGACGAGGCGCAAGGCTCACCGATCTTGTGCGCCTACGCCTACCGGTCTGACGCCGAGCGGATCATGGAGCGGTTCAAGGCGTTGCGGCCGATCAACCTGACCGAGTGCAAGAGCGAGGCGTCTTTGACCAACGCGATGCACCGGTGGAAGACTGGTGATTGTTCTTTGATGATCGGCCACCCGGCCAGCATGGGTCACGGCATCGACGGCCTTCAGAAGAACGGTCACATTCTCGTGTGGTATGGCCTCAACTGGTCGCTGGACCTGTACGAGCAGTTCAACGCCCGGGTGCGCCGTCAGGGTCAGGGTGCCCCGGTCATGTGCCACCGCATCCTGATGCAGAACACGCTGGATCAAGCGCAAGCACTGGCCCTCGACGAGAAGGCCACAACACAAGCAGGACTGCGCAACGCAGTCAAACAGTATCGTCAATCCAAAGGAGTATGAGCATGAGTTACGCAGAAGTCGAGATGAAAGTGGTGCAATGGGGCGAGGCCCGTGGCATCGTGCAGAACGCCACCGCAATGTCGCAGGCCATCAAGACCCTCGAAGAAACAACCGAGTTGCTTGCTGCCATCAATAAGAAGAACATCGAGGAAACCAAGGACGCTGTGGGTGACATCGTGGTCACGCTGATCATGGTGTGCGCGGTGCTGGACATCAATCTGGTGGACTGCCTCAAGGGTGCCTACAACGAGATCAAGGACCGCAAAGGCTACCTCACAAAAGAAGGTGTGTTCGTCAAAGAAGTGTGATACACTTGTGTCACATCAACCACCAAAGGAGTAATCGTGATCCGTGAACTGTATGACTGGGTGAAGAACATTTACACCACCCCGAGTGCCGAAGCCATCGCACTGCGGGAACTGGAGGAGTCCAAGCGCAGACTGTTGGATGCTCAGAGCAGCCGTGAATACGCCGACTCGATGTGCAAGTATTACGAGGCCAAGATCAAGCGCCTGACGGTTTATCTGCACAAAGCCACCGAGGAGCAATCGTGAACACATGGCCCTTCCCTCCCCCGGGCGGGCCTGTCCCGTGGACCCCACAGCAGGAGCGCGAGTACCAGCGCCAGCAGCGCCAACAGATACCGGAGGCACCGTTTTGATTGACCCGAAGACCAAGCGCATCTGGTGCCTGTGACCAAGGACATCGACCTGATCCGTGAGCGCATCAAACGCGACACAGGCATCGACATGACCTACGTCCAGATTTTCAACTTCCTGATCCACTTCTACGTGGAGCGGGCCAACGAACCCAAGAGCAAATGGAGGTCGTTGTCGTGAGGAAACGCAGCAAGTACCGACCCAAGGGTGTCCGACTCGATACGATTGGCTACGTCATGGAAAGCCTCAAGCCTGTCGCCAAGCATGAAAGCTACCTGCTGGACCTCAAGATCAAGAACAGCGAGGCGATGGTGGCGCTGATGCGCGGGTCAGCGGTCAAGGGTGACATGGACACCCTGATCGCCATGTCCAACATCGTGGAGGCGCTGTACCAGCTTGGGTTCGGTGCCGAGTACAAGGACGTGGCGATTGACGGACGCGAGGCTTTGTTGCAAATTGTCCACCGGGCAGTCACCACCAAGCGGTTCGTGCCCACGGCCGAGCAGATCAAGGCGCTTCAGACCCTCATGGAACTGCATGACGCCCAGATGGACGTGATCACGATCAAGGACATGGAGCGGGCGCTGGAGTTTGCCCGCATCCAGTTTGCCAACAAGAAAATGACCGTGTTGCCCAAACTCGAAGGAGTGCCGCTATGAACTGTTGCGATGAATATGGGAACTGCAACCAAGGGCGCGATTGCCCAGTGCGCGTTGCCAAAGTGGGTCAGCGATACCCCAAGCACCCGCAACCAGTGTTTGTGCCGTACATCAACCGGCAACTTAAGGCACTGGCAAAGTGGATGTTGCTGGCGATCCTTGGCTGGCTGGTCTGGGTGCCGCTGATTTACTTGGCCTTGCGGGCGTAGAACAGGGTACGGTCACCGAACAGGTAGAAGCCCACGGCAGCGGCGAAGTTGTCCACCGAGTCGCTGTCCAAGTTGTTCAGCTTCAGGTACGCCCATGTGCCCAGCACAATCATGGCGACAGCGGGTCGCATCAGGCGCACAGCAGCCTCGACCCACGGGTATGAGGGGTTGGTACCACCCGCATCATTCATCGCCTTGAACATGTCCAGATCAAGCTGGCGCATCTTGACGTACTCGTCCACGTTCACCGGCTTGTAGGTGTCGGTCTGGATGAACCGACCGATCAAGGATTTGCCCAGATCAACGGCCAGCGGGCCGAGCGCGGCGAGGATGGTCAACGGGTCCATCATGGGTACTCCTTCTTGGGCAGTTGGAAATGCGGCCCATCGCGGAAGGTTTTCCAGTCACCACCCCACTCGATTGGCACACCGACCTGCTTGGCCGCTTCCTTCATGGCTGCGGCGATCTTGGCGTACAGGGGCCATGACCAGTCCACCTGATCATCCACCCAAGCCCCGAGGTCCACCGCTTTGGCGAACCCATCGGCTCCGGGGATGTGGCGCGAGTTCATGGTCTGACTGGCCCCGGCCTCCACCAGCTTCTTCTGGCGCAGTGGATCGCGGACGCCTTCGAGCACGGTGAAGTCCACCGTGGTGATGTTGATGGCCCGCTCGACGACTTTGACCAGATCGGGGTGTACGCCCTTGAGCCGTGCTTTTGATCGAACGCCAAGGGTGTACATGTCAGGGCTTCCAGTGACTTGTGATCCAGCCGATGATGCCACCAACACCCGATGCGATGGTCATGCCCATCCAGAACCCGCCTTTGGACTTGTTGGCGAGTTCAAGAAGCTGGTCAATCTGGGCTTCCATCTTGTCCATCTTCTTGTCCATCACCTGCACCCGTTCCCACAGGACGCCGTATTTCACTGGGTCGAAGTTCGTTTCGTCGAACGCCATCTGTCTTTACTCCGTAACAAGCGAGTTTTGAACTTCAGCGGCCGGAGCAAGCATGTTCACGGCGGCAGGGGTGCGCAAGACCTTGGATGCAGCCTTGCCGGTTTTCTTGAAGGGGTCAGCCAGCTTCTCGCCTTTGGCTTGGCGGGCCATCGCCTTTTCCAGCGCCTTGGCTGCTGCGGCCGGGTCCAGCATCTCAGCAGCCAGTTCGATTGCCAACTTTTGATCGAGCTTGCCTTGCATCCGGCGCAGCAGATCGTTGGCGACCGTGGTCACGTTGTTGATGAAGTTGGGAGCGCGGACGCTGCCCATGACCTCGGTGCCCATCAGGTTCACGTCAGGACCAGCACCCCGGGCGGCAGCGGCCTGCGCCTCTGCTTGACGGGCGCGGGCCAGATCGGCGCGGACATCCTCGACAATCTTGACCTGCTCGGGCGTGAGCACTTCAGACAGGCTCTGGAACCGCGATTCACCGGTGGCCCGCTTGATGGTACCCGGGGCGTTCTCCAATGCCCCAGCGAACCCTGCGGCCCGCAGACGAGCGGTTTCCTCACCCAGCGCGGGCTTGAGTTTGCCCTCAAGGAACTGGCCGACTTCCATCTGGTTGATCGGCTTGCTCTGCGCGGCAAAGGTTTCCCGGGCGGTCTTGTATGACGGGGCTTTGCTCTCGGCCCACTCAAGGAACTGGGCGCGGGTGCGACCGATGGCCTTGGCTTCGGCCGAGCCGATGCCAAACGTGGCCGGGTCTTTGATCAGGTCATCGAAGGCCATCTTCATGGCGTGGAGGCTGCTGCCCGGGTACTTGGCAACTTCGCCCGGGATCACGGTCTGACCCAGCGGACGACCTGCCTCATCGACAATGCTGGATGGCACCACCTGCGCAGGACGGTTCTGACCAATTTGGAAAGGCTGACCCTTTTCCGCAGCCAGATCGCTGGCGCGGGCCAGCACCTTGTCCATCGAGGGGCGGTTCAGCAGCGAGGCGAACGTGTCATCCGCTGCCACCATCGCATTGTCGGAGATGCCATACAACTGCTTGGCCGTGGCCTTGCGTGTTGCTTCGGCAGCTTTGAGTTCAGCAGGGGTTTTGCCGACCTGCTGCACAGCGGCAAGCTGCGCGGCCTTCTGAGCCTCGGCCCGCTCATAGAACGGGGTCGGGGCCGTTTTGGCGGCAGATGCACCCATTGCCGAGAACCGGGTGGCTCCCACAGGTGCAGCAGCTTCAGCGGCCGTGGGCAAGCTGCCCGGGACGATCTCGGACGGCTGGCGCAGGGCGTTGAGCACCTCGGGGCCACGTCCTTCCACGGCCGTCAGGTACGCTGCCGACTTCGGGTCGAGGGCGTTGTAGACCGCACCCGCGCCCTTCGCGGCCAGCTTGAACGGAGCCTCGATGACCGGTGCGATGGGGCGCATCGGGTTGATGGCTGTACCGGCCTTGGACAGCGCAGCGCCAGTCTGCGTGGCACCCAGCTTGGTCGCGGCAGCACCGCCACCACTGAGCAGCGTGGACAGGTCCGCAGCAGCACCCACGGGGTCTTCGGCAAACGTGCGCTTGATCCCTTCGTAGCTGCCGTAGCGGTCCTTGTACATGCCCCCAATGGCGTTGGCTGTCTGGACCGCCCGCTGCGTGGCTTCCGGGTTGGTGTCGAATTGGTCGATGAAGTTGACCACACCCTTTGGCAGCGCGTTGCGCAGCGCCCCAGCACCAGCATCGAGGATGCCGGTGAGGGTTTGGACCGGGCTGGTCACAGCTTGCAAGACACCACCGACGAAGCGGCCCGCACTCTCGGGCACGTTCTTGACGGCCTCCACAGGCACCTCAGTCAGCGAATAGCTGCGGCGCGGGCCGGGGACACCGCCGGTGGAAGCAGCAGGAGCGAACTGCTCAAACGGATTGGCAGCAGGTGCCTGCGGTTGAGCGGCAAACTGGGCAAACGGGTTCTCTGCCATTTACTTCCCCTTGAGGACTTTGGCCGCTGCACCGGCACCGAAGACCGCATCAAACTGCTCAGCAGTACCCTGACCAGCCCGCAGCGCCTGAATCGCAGCAGCGGGAATGTTGGCCGTGCTTGCACCAGCACCTGGTTGGCGCTTGGGTACCACGATGGGTTCGGTGGTGATGCCAGTACCTTCGAGGGCAGCAGCGGGAATTTGCTTGACCCGAGAGTTCCACGACTCTGCGCTCTTTTCGGCCGCGAGGCGCGACAGACGGGCCAGTTCGGACAGCGACTTGGCGTCGTAGCTGAGTTGACCAGCTTTTGCCTTTTCCAAGAAGTCTCGGTCGGCGTTGGTGAAGCCTTGGCCTGCGCCGAGGTTGGACGACTTGATGGCACCCAGCGTTGTCTCGGCCAGCGAGGACACCAGCACCTCGGTGTTCTTGATCTTCTCCGAGTCGGTACCACCGGCCAGATTAAGCGCCTTGGCGATCTGCAACCGGGCATTTGCACCAGTGCCGGTGATAACCTTACCGGTCGAGATCAGGTCCATGACGCGATCCGCAGTTGCCGCAGCTTCCGGTGCCTTCTCGGCAGCGGCCAACTTGGCAGCATCTTGATCAGCGATCAGGCCACCGAAACGCTCACCGTACTTCTTCTCGGTACTGACGTTGACGTTGGTGGCACCAGCCTTGGCAATCCGAGACTTTTGAGCCTCGACAGCGGCAGGCAGTGGTACATCGGCGTAGGTGCCCACGGTGGTTGGCGCACCGCCCAGACCCGGCAACTGGATCACTTGGCGCTGGCCGCTTTGGTCGATGACCTGCGTCGTGGGTTTGTTCAGTTCCATGAACTTCTCAGTACCCAGCTTCGACTGTGCGATCAGTTGAGCAAAAGCCTGCGGACCTTTGGCAATGGCATCATTGATGCGTCCAAGAGACTGCTCGGCAGTGATACCCCGGGACTTCAGCACGGGACCAAGCACTGGATCAGCGTGATTGGCCTGATGCCATGCCAAATACTGCTGGGGCGCATTGGGGTCCATCGGGTCGATGGTGTCGAGGAACGAGCGCGACTGCTTCAGTTTGGCGTCCACCAGTTCGGTGTCGGCCTTCATCGTTTCGCGGCGCGTTTTCACAAAGTCAGAATAACCTTTGAGGTCACCAGCTTTCAGCAGCGCGTTGGCGATGGCCGTGTCGTCGCTTCCTGCTTGCGCAAGAGCGTTGGTGCGGGCGATGTCTTTGGCCTCGGCGCGTTGAGCAGCGCCCAGTTGGTATTGAGCCAACTGATTTTGGTTTTGGGCACTCTGGATCGCGGCCACACGACCGTACTGAGCCAGTGGGTCTTGGAGTTCGATCCCTCGAACTCCCATTGCGATTGCGGGGTTGATGGGCATGTGAACTCCTTACAGACGACCGCCACCCAACGAATAATCCGGGCTGAACGAATAATCCGTGGTCGGTGTGTACCCTGTTGACGCAGCAGCCGTTGGGGAACGTAACGCATTGAGCATGTTCTGCCCCTGCGAATAATTCAGATAGGTGCCCAGACCTTGAGTGAGTGCGTTTGCACCACCCACATATCCAGAAGCCCGGGCAGCAGCACCACTCATTTGAGTTTCGCCGATGTTGGCCGCAGTGCGCATGCCAGCTTCACCAATCTGCTGCGCAGTCGTTTGACCAACCCCTGCGAGGGATTGCAGAGGTCCAAGACGTGCAGCGCGTTCGGCCTGATACCGATTGAAAGCATTTTGATACTCCTGCGAACCAAGGTCTTGACCGAATCGCTGGATGCCTTTGAGCGTGGCACCCGAGAGCAGTCCACCACGGGCCGCAGCCGACCGCTCCAGCGCCTTCATGCCTTCGGACATGCGGAACCCATAACCCGGATCAGCCTGAAACTGCGGCATACCGAAAGTCTGGTAATCGGTCAACGGAATCAGTTTATTGAGCGCCTGTTCCCCGGCTTTGCGCCACGGTTCGGACAGTTCAACCTGCCGTTCAAACATGCGTTCCTGACCCTCGGCGGCGCGATCAGCAGCAGCAGCCTGAGTTCCGGCTGCGCTGCGTGATGCGCTTGCCCCGATAAGAGAACTGCCGACAACGGCACCAGCAACCCAAAAAGTCATGGCTGCACCTCGATTTCTTTGTGTTTGACCTGATTACCGAGACTGTACATCGAATCGGGTTCTACCTCAACCAATTCGGCCTCGGCTTCCTCGACAGATGTCGCCTCGATGGCGTGGAATGTCATGCAAAGCGCGTCCGTTACTGCATAGACTGCCCGCTTTGTCCCGGGTTTACTTTGAAACAAGTGAGGCCCGGTGACCTCTTGCACATTCCCCTCACCGTCCGTGATCGCAACGGTTCCCGACACGATGAGGTAAAAGTGTTCTTTTTTGTGGACTGCGCCGACCACCAACACCCCGGCATGACGAAACACTTCCCGGCAGTACATCCCGCCGTGGAAATAGTGTTTGGTCTGGGGTTCGTATTGCGGCAGCTTGGACAACTCCTGCTGCAAGGTTTCCACCTTCTGCCGCATCATCTGCGGCGGCGCAACCTCGAACCCCTTACCGTAGGTTATTTTCACTGGGTCACCTCACGCCCACTGACGCGCATGTTGATGGCGCTGGCGGTCCCGGCCAGCGTCGAGATGAAGTCGCCAGGATTCAAAACCTGACCCACCAGTTCCGGGAACGTGTAGACCTCGGACGGCTGGAGCGTCTTGGTCTTGGTGATCAAGTTCTGGTTGCCAGCGGACCCGGCGACCGTGACGAGGTTCACCGAGATCGTGGCGGCGGTGCCGCTGTAATTGGTCGCGGTGAACTTGTCGATGATGGTCGTCACGTTGGTGGCCGTGTACTGCGTGGTCTGCACGTTTTCGACGGTCTTGCCGGGGACGAGGTTTTTGACAGTGACTGCCATAGGGTTTCTCCTTATTCGAGTTGCAGTGCGTTGTTGGAATCGTACTGCGTCATCACCCAGTTCGTCCCATCGGACACGAGGGTAGCGTTGGCTCCGGCCACGGCTTCGAGGATGGCGGTGGTCGCAGACCCACCGGCCAGCGGCACCACATTACTCGAAGCTGACACAAGGGTCTGGGCTTGGTAGTTTTGGAAGTGCAATTCGCGGCCAGTGTTGGTGCTGGCGCTGGGCAGCGTCACCGTACAGGATGACCCCGACTTGTTGTTGATCAGCCACTTTTCACCAGCAGCCACCGTGAAGTTGGTGGTCTTGGTTGCCGGTGCCGTGGCAGTTCCAGCCACCACGGACGATGCGGGCACATTCTCCCACCGCTGCTGCACCGAGTCGTATTGAAGCAGGTCGCCATTGGCAAGCCCGCTGATCTCGACGTTGCTGTCCGTAGCACCCAAGGCCGAGCCAAACGTGGGACGCACGAACAATGACCCATTGGATGCAGCATTGATTACCGAGGCCACGATAACCTTGGGGTTGGGCGCTGTGGGTACGTTTTTGGTCAGACCCCCGGGTACAGCCGGGTTGTAATACAGAATTTGACCATCAACCCAAGCCTCTGCGCCGCCCGTGGTGTTGATGCCGCGCACCAGACCAAACCACGTCACGTAGCCCCAGCCGTTGTTGGCGATGTCTTGGGTGGCGACACCCATGATGTACTCGTTCTGGGTGGCTGTCAGCCCGGTGGCTGGGGCACCTTTGAGCGCACCAGACGCGCCCACGGTGCCAGTGAACATGACGACCTGACCATTGGTGATGGCTGCGTCAGCTTTGATGCGGTAATAGGTTTCTTCACCGATCTGCTGGACAACGCCGCCGCTGTCTTCCATGACGAGGTTGAGCGTCTTGATACCGTCTGCATCGTCCCAGTACAGGGTGCCGTGGGCGTTCGCCCCCGTAGGCATTCCCGATGGGGTCGTGTCAAACTGCAACCACGGCACGTTGTCCTGCTGAAGCTGGCTCATGGTGCCCAATTCGGGCCGCACCTGCACCTCAAGCGCCTCGATCTGCTTGCGCAGTTCCGCGATCTGCTCGATGGTGCTTTCGGTCGATGGGCGCAGGTTTTCGCTGGCCTTGTCCACGATGGCGTTGATCTCGTCAACCGTGAGCATCGGCGGGCCTTTTTGCACGTCATCGAGCGACACCGTGCTGCCGCCCGCTGTTTGGAACAGCGACAGGAAGAACATGTACCACTCACGCGAAACCGTGCCAGTGCGCGGGTCGATAAATGCGACCCGTGGCGGCGTGATTGGTACGTTCAACGGATTAGGCATTCGTCGGACTCACGAGCAGTTCTGCACCCATGACGGCGATCTTCACAGGGTCGGTGCCCGACACCTCGTACACCCGGTCACGAATCTTCATGGTCATGCCCAGACGCCGCCAGATGGCGCGGCGGTAGAACTCACCGATCTTGCCGATGCTGACCCAGTGTTCGCTGGACCATGTATGACCGCCGTCATCGCTCCAACGCAGCATGACCTGCGGGTCGCTGCCTTGGCCGAGGTTTAGGCCCACGCCAGTCTCCAGATCGAGTTGGAGGCTGTGCTGTGCGGTGCGCTTGAGATTGTTTTGACCGGTGGGCAACGCCCTCCACGACCGCAGCCACTTCTGGATGCTGCCGTTGTCCGAGAAGTCGTCAAGGTCAAAGGCGTAGATGTTGCCGTTCTGGTAGTCGCCCACCAAAACTTCGCTGTTGAAGAACACTTGGCAGTTGCTGCGGTGGCGGGTGAACTCGCCGTTGGCGAACCCGGCCCGCTCGTGCCACGCCTGAGTCGCCACATCGTAGACCCATGTGGCGTTGGCGCTGGGGAAAATCAGCACGTAGAAGCTGTGGCCGTCCTGCTGGTAGGTGTACCCGATGGCGTCCGACAGATTGCCGTACTGCTGGATTTGCCACTCGATTGCGTGGGTCGAGATGCGCTGACCCGTGTAGCCGTTGGCCCGGTAGACGATGCCCTGACCCCGAGCGTCCTGACCGAGCCAGAACAGACCATTGTCCATTTTGGCAATCGAGTACGCCGCCACGCAGCCGAGTTCGTTGAACGCGCCTTGGATGCGGGAAAGGGGGAAGTCAGCGTTGCCGCTGTTGTACCAGACCTCGACCGAGTTGGTGCCGTAGACCCACACCTCGCGGTGGTCCACGATGATGCCGACCACGCCGTCCGGGGAACCTTCGGCCGAGGCAAAGTCGAGGGGATCAACACTTGTACCGTCCAGCAGCGCGGTCACCCAGATTTTTTGGCTGTTTGGTTCGTTGAACACGAAGTAGCCGTCCAGATAACCCACGGTCACAGCACCCGGGAAGTCGCTGTCCGTGATCTGCTGGAAGACGTTGGTCTGGGCGTTGTAGATGTAGCTGGGGCCGTTGCAGGCCACGAACAACTGGATGCCGTTGTCAGCCATGCTGACCGGACCATCGACGCCTGCGACCGTGCCGATGGTGGTCACGGTGTAACCGGAGTCCACCTTGTACAGCTTGTCGCGGCTGACCACGTACATGTTGCCGCCGTACTGCCACAGGCCACGAATCGGCCCAGAACCAACGGTCAGTTTGAACTTGAGACCGGGGGCGCGGTTCAGAAACGCAGGCTCCTTGCCACCCTCGGGAATGATCTCGGGGAACAAGTTGACCATGCGGGCATCCGCAGCGTTGACGCTGCGGGCCACGTAGGTAGAGCCGAGAATGGGCGTCTTCATCAGAAGTTACCAGCGTAGATGTTGAACCGTTGCTTGTTCGCCACGATGCCGTAGGGCAGGCTCATGATGTCGTTCGGATTGTTGATCCGCTTGAGGTTGCGCTTGCTGGTCATGGCGATGCGCTGGACCTGCGGTGACGGCTCAACACCGAACTCGGGGGCGATTTCCATCGCCAAGTTGTAGGTGAAGGCCCGCATGTACCCGGGCGGGAAGTGCAACTCGGTTGCCAGCGTGGCAGGCTGCGACAGTTCTTCAACCGAGATGAAGTGCCACTCAAGCGTCTGGGTCGGCTTGGGGTAAATGTACATCTCGACGTTGGGGAACGTCTCGTTGACGAAGATCACCTGCGGGAAGGTAGACGTGGCCGTCTTGACCGCGATGCCGTTGTACTGGTCTTGGTTGATGAACTTGATACCGTACGACACGCCGCTGGGGGCGCGGTAGTACGTGGCGTCATCGAGCAGCACGGGGCGGTTGCCCACGAAGTCACCAGACGGGCCGAGGGTTCGCTTGATCTCGCCGGAAGGCCAGTTGAAAATTTGATCTTGGGTGGCGAAGACCGACAGTCGCTCGGTGTTCCACGAGTCGATCATCTGGTTCATCGCCACGAGGGCGTCTTGGCTGGTCGCAGCCGAGGGAGTTTCGCCTTCAGCTAGTACACCAAGTAGGCGCAATGCCCGATTGATCTGATCGCCTGCGGTGTACGTAGCCATGTCATTTTCCTTCGGATTCGTCGCTTGCCGAAGTCAGAAACGAGGGGACTTCGTTGGGCTGTTCGATGGGTTGTTCGGTCACTTTGCGGGTGTACTTGCGCTTGGGCGCTTCAGTTACCGGCTCGGGTGCCACCTCGACGGGCGTGTCAGGATTGTACTCGGTCCAACCGTTTTTGACATCCTGTTCCATCTCCAATTCGTTGATGGCAACTTTGGCACCGTGGATGGGGTGTACGAGAACTACGTTCATGTGAATCTCCATGTGGAAACGGGGCCGAAGCCCCGTTTCGTTTGCCGATCAGCAATTAACCGCGACGATACAGGGTCCAAGCGCCGCTGCCGGTCTTACGGGCGCGGAACAGTTGGGCAGTACCAGCGGTAGCTGCAACGGTCATCAGACCGACCAGAGTCCAGCCAGTGCCAGCGACCAGCGTGATAACGCCGGAGCCGGAACCGTCCACGTTGACCACGGAGAAGTCAAACGTGATGCCGGGCTTGTCTGCATTGAGCAGGGTGTTTTCCAGATCGGTAACCGTGGGCAGCGTGTAGCTGGCCGCAGACGAACCCGGCGAACCGAGCAAAGTGCCGTTGAGCACTTGCGCGGGCGTCAGGGTTGCAGTCACGGTTGCCGTTGCGGGCACCGGGGTAACGAAGAAGTCGGTTTCATTGATGTTGCCATCGCCGATTTGATAACCACCACCACCATTAGGGAGAGCCATGATAATTTCCTTTGAGAATGAAGTTCAGAAAAGAGGGGCCGAAGCCCCTCGGTTCAGATTAGCCCCACATGCGGCAGGCCATCTGCGGACGGATCGTGTTGTAGCCGTACAGAACGTCAACACGGCAGGGCATCCGGTCGTTGTTGATGTCGTACTGGCGCACAACGCGCAGGCTGATGCCATTGTGAACGGCACGGCTAGCCATGTCCACGCCTTGCGGCAGCAGCAGGTCAGCGGTGGCGAACGCGATGGCGTCACGGTGGTAGGCCAGGTTCTGAGCGTAGGTCTGACCGGAAGCGCCGGTGAAAGTCACGGCCTTGCTGTTACCCGGCAGGCTCACGACAGTCGCCAGAGCGTTGCTGCCGGAGTACATCGGGGCAACGGTGATGTCGCCAGCGCCAGAGCCGTTCAGGGTCACGTCAGCCAGAGCGACGAACTGGAACAGCGAACCGGTGGACTCGCGGGTCTGGGGGTTGGCAGCGAAGCAGCCGTCCACGGTGAACACGTCACCAGCCTTCACGGTAGCGCCGTTGCCAGCACCAGTGATGGAGATGGTGGTAGCGCCTTCGGTCGTCACAGCAGCGGAGGTCGTGCCGCCGGTAGCGGTACGGGTGCCCACGGTGAACGACTTGATGGACTGGCTCATGTTCACTTCGTCATAGCCCAGAACCTGCTCGCCCATCATGCCGTTCTTGAACTGGCGGGAGATCACGTCTTGGGGGTTGAAGAAGCCAGACAGGCCGTTCACCAGAGCAGCGTTGGCGGCGGGGTTCACGGTCAGGAAGCGAGGAGCCATCGTGGCGGCGTTCTCGTTCAGCTTCTGCTGGGCTTGCAGCATCACCAGAGCGGTGCTGGGGGCCGAGCCGGGGGTGCCGACAGAGTTACCGATCAGTTTGAATGCGTTGGCAACGTCAGCGTCCACGGTGGAGGCCAACTGGCTGATACGAGGCTTCAGAACACGCTCTGCGAAGTCGTCCAACTGCATGGTCAGTTCGGCAGAGGTGAAGTTGATGCCAACGTGCTTCTGCGAGGCCACAGTCAGGGTGGTGTACTGTTCGTTGTCGTCCTGAGCTTGCAGGGCGGCACCGTCAGTCACCAGAGCGCGGTCGGGCAGACGGATACGCAGGGTAGAACCGATCTTGGCACCTTCAACAGCGAAGCTGTCGTCGTACTGGCGGTTCACGTTGCGGGTGATCACGAGGTTGTTCTCCAGAATTTCCAGAGATTTGCGCGTGATCATGTCAATGGTAAGAAGGCTGTTTGCCATGATTGAAATGTCCTAATTAACGGTTGCGGAGTGCCTGTGCTTTGGCGATTTGCCGCTGACGCTCGGCTGCAATCCACTCCGATGCGTTCATGGTCTGGACAGACCGAGGATCGGTGGTGTCAGTGACACCGGGGTTCACAGCGCGGGCACTCACCGGGCGAATCGGTTCGGGCGCAGACGTTGTTTTCTTCTGGGGAGGCTCGGATGCCAGTTTGGCCTCGATCTTCCCAATCTCACGCGCTTGCAGGAGCGGCGACAGACGCGAGATGCGATCAGCTTCTTTCGGATTGCTGCCCAGCCAGTAGGCCAAATCAGGTCCGATGTCGGACGCCTTGATTGTCTCGGCCATCACATCGGTGACTCGAAGCTGGGGGTTGTAGGCGACTTGCTCGAAGTCGTCGTACTTGCCACGGGCTTCTTCCTCACGCTCTGCGTAGGCGTCTTCAACTTGGGCGCGTTGCTTTTGGAGTTCTCGCTGCGCGATCAGTTCTTCGGCCTTCCTGACGGCCAGTGCTTCCGCATAGGCTTCAGGGGACTCAAACTGGTCCGCTGGCGGGAGTTCCGCTGGCACCGACTGCCGTGCTTGCATTTCTGCTTGCTTGGCTTGCTGCTCACGTTCCCACTTACGTTGCTCTCTTGCGAGGCGTTTGCCAATCATCGCATCGAGTTCAGCTTGAGTGAATTTTTTCTCCTCTGCTGTCTCGCCGCCTTGATCAGCGACTTCCGGCGCGTTTTGTGCCTGATCCGTGGTGGCCGTCACCTCGGGGGCTGGCGCGGAGTCTGCTTCCGCTAGGTTTTGGACTTCATCAGTCATTGCATGTTCCATAGGAACCCCGGTCTACTGGGCCGGTACAGTTCTGAGATTATGCGCTCAGAAGGCGCGATGTCAAGATTAAACGATGCGAAGGGTGCCGCCGTTATTCCACAAGTCACCAGCAACCAGCCCTGTTGCGCTTGTTGGTAGATCGGCCATATTCACAATAGTTTTTAGCTTTGCGTGATCCCATTTCACCGAAAAACCGTTGGTAGCACCTTGAACGGACAGCCACATCATCAAGCGATCAGCACCAGCTTGGTGTAATTGCTGGTAGAAGTGCGTCGGCTGCTGAAGACCAGAACCAATCTTGTTGTTTTTGTCCAAGCATGTGTAGGCGATTAACCCACCAGCTGGCGTTTCGTTGGTCGGGTCGAACGTCTCTACGTCCAGTGCGTAGTTGAACCTGATGTTCATGTTGCCAGCCGTCAAATCGAGGCTGCTGATTGTGTACGTGTAGAGCCAATTCACACCTTGGCTCGGATACGAATAGTTGTTCTCAATCACCACACCAGTGACGCTGATGGTTGTGAACACAGAACCAGAGGTGTTGACGTTACCAGACCCTTGATTCAAAGTTCCCGGTGTCGCAGTGTTGCCGAACAACCGAATGCCGTCGAGCATATAAAGATAGAACGCAGCACCGCTTGGGTTTTGAATGTAGTTGTTGGAGATGGTGATCTCTCGCGGCAAAACACTGACACCGCGAGTGCCGCTGTACCCAAATGTCCCGATTGCGTTGTTTTCTTGAGTTACAGGGCCGCGCCAATACACCACAGCCGATGTGGTGTCGTAAAAACGACCGGCATCGCGGATCGTGTTGTTATGGATGATGATGTTGCGGTTGTATTGCGATCCAGTTGCGTAAAGATTCGGGTCTCCGTGAATGGCTATACCTGAGAGCAATGTTTTTTCACATTGATTATTGCTGACAATCACATTTGAATAGCCACCAAACCCAATGCAGCGTGCTCTGGTGTATCCTAAATAATTGTCATGAATACGGCAATTTCCAGCTTCGTTTCCGGCAGTTGTCCATGCTGACAAAGATGCTTTAAGCATACCTACAGATATGCAGTCATCTGCACCAAGTTTTACTTGGTTAAATGCAACTTCCAAATCTTCTGGACAGTTCCATCCGACAATTGCTGTCGTGTTATATGAATAAATATAGTTGTTTGTGACTTTAACAAATGAACTGGCCGTTGCAATAATTGGACTGTGAATATTGTTGAACGTGCAGTGGTCGACAACAGCATTTTTCTTGTAGTACGCGAGGTTGTCGGGTATTGCAAAATACGACGCAGCTTTGCCGCCGATCACGACACCAATGATTGTGCGAGTGCGGTATGTGAGTGGGTCAGTGTTGTATTGATCAAACACGACCGTAGACTGGAAGTTGATGTTCCTGACTTCAACATTGTTGCCTTCAAGTGTAATGACGGCAGAATTCCCTGTCGGCCAGCTTGTCGCGTTGACGGTGATTGTGGCACCTTGGCCGTCAATGATCGTGTTATCAGCGAAATCCGTGACGTTGTTGCTATCAGTCCCAAACCCAGTGCTGACAGTGTAGTTACCATCACCCTGCATGACCAAGACGCCGCCACCAAGTGATTTCAGTGCGTCAAACGCAGCTTGAAAAGCAGCAGAACTATCATTCACACCAGTTGGGTCAGCGCCGTAGTCATTTACGTTAACTACCGCCGCATCAATCATCGAGTAAGTGACTTTTGTAAGGCTCATGTTGTCACCTTATGCGCGATAAATTGCTGTGAATCGAACAATTTGACCACTCAAATTTGCGTTTGCCACACTGGTAGCACCAAATGTCAGCAGCGAAACAGTCGAACTACTTGACCCCACGACACCTGTAATCGGAACAGCATACGTTGTCACAGAGACGGGTGCGCTGAACATGGATGCAGGTGGAGTTGCAATACAAGGAAAAGGAAGTCCGCCGATCGCACATGCGTTTGCATTTGCGGTGCTGGGGTAAATGATGTGGCAGGTGGCAACCACCAAACTACCAACACGCACATAAAATCCTGCCGCTGCCGCAAAGGTCAACCCTGCACCACTTGCATCGTTTGGCGTCCAAGTCCCTTCATCATAAATCGTCAACGTGTCACCGCCCGCAGCGGCAAAGTTAATACCCTTACCATTCGCAGGAGCGAGGATTTGGTCAATCGTTGCTTTTTTGGTTGAACCACCTTGGACAACAGGTACAACTTCAGATCCAGCAAGTGCCGTAGCCGAAGACAGTTGGGAAATCTTCAAGTCTGCCATGATTGATCCTTAAACGTAATTGACCTCGATTGACGAATTGGCCGGAGGTGCTTCTGAAAATGTGACAATTGCGCCAGCAATGCTGTATGTGTTCTTTTGCTGGTAAACCCCATTGATATACACATTGGTTGCATTTTCACCTGCGGGTGCGCTCGCCAATGTAAACGCAACAGTGCTGCCATTACCGTTGAAATTGGCAATAATTGCAGTTGCGTTGAAACTGCTGCCTACGTTGTCATACGTGGCAATTGTTACGTCCGTGCTTGTCTTGAGAACAAACTTATATAGCCGCAGAGCGTTCCAAATTTCACCGCCAGCGGGTACCCGGCCTGCTGCATCCAGCACAATCGGATTCGTGTGCGCTGTGTTACCAGTGCTTGAAGTGTATGTAGCCAGTGGCGTAGTCGTACCGGCTTCGTAAGTGTAAATCTTGCCGCCAGACAGAATGACGCCGTTGTTGTCAAAAAACTGGGCACCAACACCGCCAAAAATTGAAAGAGATACCGCAGGCATTGTGTCACTCCAAAAGGATCAGGCCACCGTCTTCTTGGACGAGATTGTCTCCGTTTTCGCAGAGAAGATTGCTTTGAGCCACCTCAGAAGCGCGGCCACCAAAGAGCGAAACAATGCCACCGATGCCGATAGCGACTGCGTTGCGGGCGGCAAGGAAACTCATTTCGTGTTGATCGGCTTGGCGTAAACCGTGCCGCCTGCGGACAGTTGAATCGCGCTCACACGCCAGATGGCAGACGTGCCGATTGGCACTTTGAACGGGATCGGGGTGTAGGCCGGGATCGGGGTGCTGGCAGTCGTTGCCACAGCGCCGGTACCCACTTCAACGTAGCAGGGCTGATCAGACCAGACCATCACGCCTTCGGGACCAGCGTTCCAGCCGGTCGTGGAGCCAGCAGTGCCCGTGTACGAGACAGACTGGGCGGGGAAGTCCGCTTTGGACAGAGGGTTCAAGAGTTCCATGTTGGCTCCTTATGCGAGGAATTTTAGCTTGTACAGGGTGGACAGGTAAAGGCCCACGATTTCGTCAATGATGTTCTGGATCGGGGTGTCTGTTTTCTCACAGACCTCGAACCGCATCTTCTCGATGTCAGCCATCGAATCCTCAAGGAACTCGACGATGTTGGTGGTCTTTTTGGCCGACATCAGGCTGATGGGGCCGATCAGACCGTGACGGCCCTGATACGCCTCGGCGAACTTGTCGGCCAACTCCACGATCTCGTCGTAGAACTCGTTGAGGGCCGAGTGTTTGGCAAAGCTGCGGGTGTTCAGATGCACGGAATGCGCGACATCCCGTGCCAGAAACAACGTGCCCACGAAATCAGCGCATTTCATTCATTTCTCCTTGCTCGGGCATCTCGCCCATCTCCGGTACTTCACGCATCTCGGGCGCACCAGCAACCAGATCGCCGGTGTCCACAGCGGCCGCGATGGTGCCCATCACGATGTCCTGAATCTGCTCGGGGGTCATGCTGGCCTGCACGGCGCTGATACGCTGTGTTTCGGCCTGATACGCCTTGACCTCGGCCTCGTACTCCTTGATGGCGAGTTCGCGCTCCTCCATCGACTTCTGGACGTTTTGCAGCATGTCGAACATGTTCTGCATCTCGGCCTGCATCGCTTGCATCTGCTGATTGGCAGCGACCAGAGCCGGGTTGTCCTCGTCGGCCAGCACCTTGGGGTCCAGAGTCTTCTGGAACCGCTTGGCGAGGTCTTGAGCACCGGGCCAGTCCATGTTCTTGACAAACAGGTCGCCAGCCACGCTCCAAAGCTGCGGGTTGCCCTGCAACAGTTGGGCCATCGACTCCAGAGCCTCCTGACGCTTGGTAGCGTAGCCGGGACCGGTGATGACGCGCACATCGTACTTGCCGACAGACGGGTTGTAGATTTTGTCGATGACGATGCCTTCTTGGTTCACGATCTTCTTGACCGGTTCCTCTTGCATCGGGTTCATCTTGACGGTCGATGGTTCGCCGTCTTCGCCAATGATGCGGGCGATCCGCTCGGTGTCGTAAATCTTGGGGATCAGGTCCACCAACTGACGACCTACATGGCGAATAGCGCGGGCCAGATTATCCACATAGTGATAGGTTCCTACGTCGCCCTCACGCTGACGCGCAAGGATGGCCTTGCCAGAACGCTCGTTGCTGGACATGCCCAGCGAGGCGTTGTACTGGCCGGTGGCCGACTTGATGTCTTCAGAAGCGCCCGCCTTGGCTTGCAGCAGGCCGCTGGAGGCCATCGGAGGCTGTGCCCGCTGGGGTAGTGGCAGGACAGCGCCTTGACCGTCTGTAACGTCTGGATTGACCTCCAGATACGGCCAGTTCTGGGTGTTGGCCGTCTTCCACTGCTGCTCGTAGCCCTCGAACTGACCGCCGTAGCCGATGAACGGGGCTTTGGGTGCCAGCGCCAGCATCTCGGCTTCTTGGCTGACCCAGTAGTTGTACATGCGCTGCGCGTCTTTAGCGTTGCGCACCAGACCACTCACGTAGACCCGGCCATCCACCTCGAACTCGTTGCCGACCACGCGCACCACGGGAATGTGAGAGCCAGCCCAGTCGCGTTCTTCAAGGATTTCGTAGCCGTTGATCTTGCACCACTTGACCTTCTTGCGGTCCGAAGGGCGCTGGCGCAGGGGCTTGCCGAACATCATGCGCAGCGACTTGTCCTCGGGGGTGCCGTCAAAAGCGGTCACGTTGCCGGGGTACAGGTTCAACGTGGCCTTCTCGTACTCGATGTAGAAATACTCGGCAATGCGGACCGTGTTCTCGCTGATCCACTGGCTGATGGACTGGTCGCCCACGCCCAGCGACATCAGGGTGTTGATCGGCGCGGCGTTGGGGTACAAACGCTCGTACTCGGCTTTGGTCAGGTCTTCCGTGATGAAGCACCAACGGGCGTCAGAGCCGGTTGGGTCTTGAATCAGGGGGTCCATGTAGACCGAGAAGCTGTTGCGGATGCGCCCGATCTTGATGTCCTGATCAAACGTGTCTTCGTCGCAGTATTCGGTCAGGATGCGGATATAGCCTTCGCCGTAGGAGACTTGGTTCTCGCAGGCGGTGTCGTAGGCCACGTCAGCGTCAGAGATGTACTCGATGTGACGGATCACGCCGTTGTAGACATCGGCCACCTCGACATCACCCTTGTCGTCGGCCGGAATCACCTTGATGCCGGGGCGGTTCATCCGCTGCTCGTTGGTGATCTGCTTGACGTGCTGGGGCAGCTTGTTGATGGTCAGGCAGGGGCGGGCGTTGATGGTCTGACCTTGGACCGCGCCACGGGTTTGAAGCACGTCAGCGGGCCACTGCCACTGGTTGTCCGGGGAGCCTGCGTAGAACCGCAGGTCGTCGAGTTCACTCTCGCGTGTTTCGGAGAAGGCCGAGATCGCCATCGTCATGCGTGAACGGGCGACAGTCAGGATGTCCTCGGAACCGCCTTTTGACGGGTACGGGCCGTTTTTTGCCACATTCGCTGCGGCCACGATTCCGGTGGTGTCTTTCATTAGAATCGGTTTCCTTTGCTCATGTTCTCAACAGCAGGTATCACCTGCAAATTCCATGGAACGTGCAGCCCAGATACAGATTTTCCCCGCAAAGGGACAATGTGGTCAACGTGGTAGTCCAAGCCAGCGGCCCGCAGACCTGCGCAGTACTTGTACACCGAGTCGAATTCTAAGTGATCGGCGGCCGTAAGCCAACTCGGCATTCTGGTGTCTTGTGATGCACGGCGGCTGCTGGCGTGTTGTGCAACTTTTGCGGGGTTGGCGCGTTTCCAGTTTTTTGACGCATTGCGCACTTTGTCAGGGTTGTCAGAAGCCCATTTTTGACGACTGCGGTTTACCGTCTGAAAGTTTCGATTGCGCCAATCGTTTACTCTGCGCAAGTGCGTGTCGGAATGGTCCGAATACCATTTTTTGAACGCACTGTCTGCACAAACACAGCATGTGTAATTGGCGACAAATCTTTCAGCAACGTGCCCTTCCTTACAGGGTTTGCCCGTAAAGTATCGCGGCAGTCCTTGACTGATCGCATGAGCACGGCTGACGACGATCATGCGTCAAAGACCCCGAGGGTGTGAGATTCACGCATCACCAGCAAGTCTTCGCCTTCCCACGTCAGGTCTTGACCAATGGAATCTCCAAACAGCACCCGGTCGCCCACTTTCACGTCTTTGGCGTCCGGGCCAGCGGAAATGACCACACCGGTGCCCGTTTGTTTCTGTCGCAAGAGGACGAAAAGGTCGTGCTTCTCCATGTCGGGACGAACGATCAGGCAGTCTTGGGTGGCTTGCAGTCTCATTTTTTGGACTTCATCGGGGCTTTTGAGGGCGACTTTTTGGCGGCTTCCCGCTTGACGCTGTACGCGATGGCAACGGCCTGTTTGACCGGCTTTCCGCTGGCAATTTCAGCCTTGATGTTCTTGCGGAAGGCGTTTTTCGAGGTGGATTTGACGAGTGGCATCACTTGCTCCTTGCGGGTTTTTTTGGCCGTTTTGGCCGATTCCTTGAACGCCTTGTTGGTGGGCGCACCGGGGCTACCGGGCTTGCGCATCTTCTCGCCGGAACCGGCCTTGATGCGTTCGCGCTTGGCTGCAATGTTTGCGTAGAGTCCGGGTTTGGTTGCCATGATCAGCACTTCCAGCGTTTGAGGGATGCCTTGGCCCGCTCGGCGGGGCCTTTGGCGTTTTTGACGACCCCTTCCATGCGGGCACAGAAGCTGGCTTTGCGGCCTGCGTCTGCCTTGGTCTTTGGGTTGGGTGCGGGGGCTTTGAGGTTGGAGCCGGTTTCCCGGTTGTACTTGGCGCGGCCCTTCTCAGTCAGGCCAGCGCCCTTGGAGACGGGCAGCTTTTCGCCCTTCTTGACGCTCAGAGAGACACTTTTCTTCGTTGCCATCACGCCCCCATCCAAGATGTTGCAAGTGGCCCATTTTGCGCGTTGCGCCGCTGGACCGTTCGTTCATTGTACTCCCGATGTGCAACAGGGAAAGCGAAAGTCACGGCGATGGCGTCAGCAGCATCTGGTGAGGCCAGTCCACGGGCTTTCATTTCCTTCTTGCCCTCCAAGAATATGGTGCCTGCCGAGTTGGGCTTCTTCATCGGGCCGATCAGATCAGCCTTGAGAAGCCTGTCCTGCGGCAAACTGGCCGACTTGAGCCAGTCACGCATGGCTCCCCAAATCTCGGCGCGTTTGTTGCCCCACATGATCGGGTTCTTGGCCTTCCAGCCGAAGTTCACCCCGCGCACTTTGTACTTCTGCTCGGTCAATCTGTCAAGGATGCCGTAGCCAAGGCCACCCTCGTCGATGACGGTCAGGGCAGGGCGGTACTCCTCGATGGCGTCGATGACGTGCCCGACCGTGGTCATGGTGTCGTCACCCCGGAACCGCTTGATCGCCACGATGTCACGCCCCCGGCGCACGGCGATCACGGTGGAGTCCATGCCGCCCCGGGCCGGGTCCACCCCGATGATCACGGGCGCGGTCATGTCTTTCCACTGGTCGCGCTTCATGGCGTCATCGACGAGGTGGGGTGCGATGAACTGGTCTTGGCCGGACTTAGGGAAATCCCCATAGACCTCGACCCGGGCCTCGTCGGAGTCCTCGCCGTACTCCTCGATGATCTGCTGGTAGATCGACTTGTCGGTGCCCTCGACGGTGCGGGCGTCGATCTTCTCGGACTCCCAGAAGTCGCGTTTGTTCCCGTCCACGGCCTCGTAGAAGTACCCGGTGTTGCGCCGTCCGTTGGAGAACGCGAACCAATACCGGTCGAGGATGTTCTCGGTGAAGAAGCCCG